TATAGAGCCGTTGGTCACAGTCAGGTTTTCAATCTCTGCGCCGTCAGCCAGAGCAGAGACGGTCGTGCCCTCGAGGTGCCACAAGCCAGAAATAGTCGTCGACGTCAGCCGCCAGCCATTGACCGGCAACTCATTCAGATTTGGAAACGGAGCGAGGATCGTGCAAAGCACCTGCTCTTCGCTGACGTAAGAGGTAATCAGCGCGCGACCCGTCAGCCATTGCTGGGCGGTCTCGTCAAAGTAACGCACACGAATCTCGCGGCCTACGTCACCAGCCGTGAATACGTCATCGTTCATCGCCAGCAGTTCGTCGGCCTCGGTCGTGATGTAGTCGAGACCATCTTCCGTGATCAGTTCAAAAACTGATGTCACCGTGAACGTGACGTTAGTCGACCCGCGCACGTTTGCGCCCGTACCGGGCTGGATGGATTCGCTCACCTTGCCGTCAAACTCGAGCGATGAGTCGAGGAACACGGCGCCCTCGATGTCATCGTCCTGCTCAAACGCTTCGGCAAAGTATTCGACAAAACGCCGGGTCGATCCGTTGACCGACTTGTTGGCAATGATCCAAACGTCGTTGACGTCAGCATCTGGGCTGGTAATGACCTGCACAGACTCTGCCTTGGCAGATGTTCCGCCGAGCGGGTGCCGGTGCCAACCATAGACGTTCTGCTCTCGGTCATACGTCATGCCGAGCAATCGACCATTCGACAGAATGATCCAGATGATATTGTCCGGCTCCTTCTGGTACGCCATCTCGACGATGCCAGACTGGGTGATCTCGGGGTACAGCACGTTCATGTCGCGCGGAACCCACGAATCCGATTGAATGTCGAACCGCAGCTCAATGACACGACGGCCACCGATACGGATGAACAGCACCGAATCCTCAACCAGCACCGGCTCTAGCTCTCTCGAGCCTTCAGCCGATTGGATCTCGTACTTGACGTTCTCTGGCCCCAGCACTTGGTTCGGCGTGATCTCTTGCACCGCGATCTCGGAGCCAGCGGTACCGATGAGCAGCACATCCGATGCCGTCATCCAACGGATCTTGTCGACCGTGCCGACCGATATGGTCAGCGAGATGGAGTTATCCGCGAGGATCTCGCCCAAGGTATCTGGGCTCATCGAGGAATAGTCGCCAGCCACAGACGCATAGATCTGCTGGTTGCCAGCCCACCACAGCCGATCGCGCCAGAAGGCTACCTTGTACGGGAACGCAGCGCCTGTCGCCGTACCCCATGCGCCGATGCGGTACCGGCAATTGTCACCGGCAACGACCTCGGCAGGCGCAATGCCCGGGCCGATAATGTCGCAGGTCGCCGTCTGCGCGTCCGTAATCGCCGTAATCTTGACGATCACATAGCCCGGGTGCAGATACTGCCAAGTCACCGCACCGTCAGACTCTGTGCCCTCTTCGTGTATAGGGCGCACAGAGCCCGTTGTAGCGGTGTTCTGCGCTTCGTAATACTTGCCATCAGACTTGCGCAGATTCGTCGCTGTGATGCTCTTATTCGTCTCCCACGGCACCGTCGTGATATTGGTCGGCTCCAGCCGGAACAGCATCCCAACGTGTTCGTTCTCGAAAATGTTCGTCGCGGAAACAAGCGAGACGCCGGTACCCGTTGAGGCACCGAGCGTGAAGTTCTTGGTGTCGAGCGGTTCGGTCTGGAACGGGCCGTCAGTCGGCGAGTACGTTGCAAACGCCCAGCTCGTATTGCCGCTACGGGTTAACGTGCGCGGCGCGTAGCCCTCACAGCCGATATACAGGACATCGCCCGACTGGACGATCGAAAGGGCGCAGCCGCCCTCTGGGTTCGTCAGATCGGCTTCCGTGTACGGAGAGGCAATCTCGTAGACCTTTTGCATATCGCCGTTGAAGACGTATGCGCTATACCCGGTCGTGTTGATTGCGTTACCAAACCAGTCCTTTAGCTCGAACGTATTCGCGCCAGCATTGACGTTCGACACCTGCACATAGCGGTTATTGATCTGCGTCATGCCCTCGACGCCGGTCACATAGAACCATTCGCCGTTAGCAGGGTCGGTGCCGGTGTAAGTCAGTACGCCCGGGTTCGCTTGCGTGATGTTGGTGATGTCAAGTATGTCGCCGAGTACCACACCTCGATCGGTGTAGAAGCGCACATACTGGTCGCCAAACTCGAGCACATAGGCCTGATCGAACGAGAACTCAAAGCGCTTCAGATATGAGCGCTTGTCCTGATACTTGGTCGGCAACACAAACCGCGTACCCGGCATTCGCTTGGCTGGGCCTTGCACGGTCGGTACGAACCGCTCCATCTTGTAGCAGGAGCTGCTGTACTTCTCAAAGTCGACGCGACCGGATAGGAGAGGGCCGACCTCGCCGCCGTTGAAGTTAGAGATCGCGGGCGAGCTTTTCGCCATGTCTTAAAGCCTCGCCAAGATCCAAGTCTGGTCGGCAAGCGACTCCGGTGGATTCTCGATTGCGTTTGCGATGACGGCATCCTTAATCGCATTGCGATAGTCCTGATATGCCATCTGCTTCTGCTCTGCACTTGCGGTCAACGGTTCGGCGACAAGGTACGCAAGATATGCGGAGAATGCCATGTCAAACGCCGTATCGAACTGCACCGGATCGGTCACTCGAGACAGGTATCGCAGCTTCAGCGGGCCAGCCTGATTCGAGAGGATGTACTTGCCCTCGAGCACATATTCCTGCCCGCCAGTTGAGATCAGATCCGAGAGATCCGGCGAGGGATACCATTGCCCGACTTGCAAGATGCGCAGGCAGTCTGTCGGAATCTGGTACTGATACGACCAATCCCAGAGCGGGGTGCTGGAATCAGCGGCAAGGTTCGCCCGCTTGATGCAGAACCGCCAAGAGAAACGACGCTGGAGATAGTCCCGCGTCATATCAAACACGGCATTCACCTCGCGCGCAGGCTTGGTGTTATCCGTGAGATTCAAAATGCGCAAATCCCCGAGCTTCGTCAGCGCGAGGTTTGCGATTGCTACATTGCTAGCGGCCATCGGGAAACCCCGAGACCGTTAAGCCGGAGGCCAAGTATCTTGAGCGATGGCTTCCTTGATCGAGTCAAGAGCCAGCAAAACCTCGAGCTTACTCATGCCGATAAGGTCGACTCGCACTTCGACGTCCGTAGTCGCCGTAGAGGAGCTTCCCTCTGTGACGTTACGAACGCCCTGCTCGCCGCGGTCAATGCCGTAAAAACGATCTGCCATGTCTGTTCTCCGTTAAGAGAGGGGCGAGCCAGTTACCCAGCCCGCCCCGCTTTATTACGCCGCGTAACGACCGATGAGCTTCACCGTGCCGGTCGCGTCAGCGTCGGCGGTCAGCGTGAAGGCCACATCGTAGAACACCGACGGGTCGCTGGTAAGACCGAGGGCGTCCCACAGCTCCTTGCCGGAGTTCGCAATCGTGAACACCGCAGCTTCGTGCAGAACATCTACGCCGTTGAGCGCACCGTCCTTGAGGGACAGGGCCGAGGCAAAGAAGTCAGCATCCTGCACAGCGCCGCCATCCTTGGCGGTGCGGTACAAGCCGATGTCAGCGATCGTCGTCGTGCCGATGTCCGGCGAATAGATGCGCAGATCCGTCACGACCGCATTCGAGGGAACGCGGAACATACGGTAGGTTGAGCCCGTGTTATCACCAGAGGTGATAGCGGCGGTCGCAACCTCGATACGCTCGAAGCCACCATCAACCCGGGGGTTGTTGAGGACTGCGGGCAAAGCGTCTGCATTGGTAACAAGGGTTGATTTAACTGCTACAACTGCCATTTTCCTTTACTCCCTTATTCCGCGCAGAGGATGTCAACGATCTTCTTCTCTTCCGTGCGCGTGGCACCGAAGGTACCCATCAGATAGATCTGATACGGGTGCGAAGACAGATCACGACGCTGCGTGATGTCAGACATGATGTCATTCCACATACCCAAGTGAACGCCCGAGGGCACCCACACAGGGCAGCGACGATGGCTCGAGCTCGTCGGCAGACGCTCGGTGTGGATGAAGTTGATGCCCAAGAACTGCATCACCTTGCCATCCTTCATCACCGGAGTGTCGCTGTTGAAGTCGCTCGAGACCACTTGGATCTGGCCCAAGAGGTCGTCGTGCTGCTCGGCAGAGATGGCGCAATACACCGGCTCCGCGTCGAGATCGACTTCGTTCTCCATCAGGATGCGACGCGCTTCACGCAGCTTGTCGACCGTGAGGCCCACGTTGCCAGAGGCAGCGTAGTTCACAGCAACGCGCTGGTTCGACGTATCGAAGCCCGTGGTCGTGCCACCAGCCTCGCCCGTCTTGTTGTCGCCGAGCATACCGCTGATGATCACATCGTCCATCGCACGGCCCATCGCGTACAGACCGTTCTGCGCGTAGGCAGACTGCGGGTCAGCGAGGAGACGAAGCTTGTCGAAATTGTCGATCAGGTCGGCCCAGTCAAAATCCTCGGGGAACACCCAACGACGGTTGTTCGGGGTGTTGACCGGGACGATCGGCTGGTAGCGGGTCGAAACCGCGCGCGCAGCGGTAGCACCGTACTGCGTGACGACTTCAGACGCCTTGCCCTTGTACGAACCAGTCTGCACAGAGGTGCGCAGCTTGGAGCCCTTTTGCTGCAAAAGCAGCGAGATGTTAGTGCCGTACTGTACGGCATAAACTGATGCAATATTATCGGCCATGATAGCCCTCCAAAAAAACTAAATA